GTTTAAGACAGTCAAAAAGTCAATTTCATTTGTCTATAATTACTGATATATTTTTAGTCTTTATACTAATAATAGTTCTGTTATCAAACTTCTGCACCTCTATGTTGTCTATAACTGTTTTAACTTTATCGACCATTTCTTGAGTAACGCCAAATTCTTCCATTATTTCTTTTATAAGAATTGACTTTATACTCATCTGATGTCCTCAATTTTGTCTATCAAAGTATCAAACTTATTAGAGATAGAGTTGCTGATGCTATTAAGATTGCCAGCATTGTTGTTTATTGCTATTTTACACTCAACCACGTTTTTTTCAAGACCATCTATCTTGCTTTCTATCTTACTTTCCATTCCGACTACTTTTTCTTCAATGGAAGCCATTCTTCTGTTCAAGGAATCGTTCACTTTTTCCTCCAGAATTATAATTTGTTTTCCGTGACTTAATATAGTATACATGACCCAAGCCATAACCGGAACTAGAAACATTCCTATAACTTCGGCTATATCTCTTGTCAAGCTCCATGCTTCGCTCATGATAGTTTCCTCTATGTATATAAAAAGAGGGGCGAGACACACCCCGCCCCTCAGTTAAAATAAACTATTTCCTACATACCAGTAATTGGCTTGTAGTCGAAGAAGTCGCCACCAGAGGCGACAGTAAGAGTAACGAAGTCAACCTTCATTACAAGCTCGCCGGGAACTGCGCGAGTCGGTTCTGCTGCGCTATCAGCCGCCATATTGGTGGCGTTACCGTCAGCGAGGTCGAACATAAATCCGCCAGTCAAGGTCGAAGGAGCAGCAGCAGCCGTTCCTGCGGCGTTGAGCCACAACCTTCTTGAACTTAGCTTATTACCGTTGTTCAAGTAGCCAACGCGAGAGAAACGGTTCTTTCTCATTAAGCTGGTTGTATCAGCACCAAAGTCGTGTCTGAATTTAGCGATAGGGGGTGTAGCTTCTGTAGCGCGAGAAGGAACGAGAACCTTCGTGCTAGCAACGCCGGAAAGAGTAGCGCTAATTGTACGAATCACGTACTGACCAGCTACAGAATAAGCAAAAGTTCCACCAGAAAGAGCCTTTTGATTTGCAACCAAACCGTTAGATCTTTCTGAAGGAAGGGTAGCCGTAAATGGCGCGCCATTGTCCAAAAGAGACAAGGACTTAGTAATTCTATCGGTGCTGGTGGTAGTGTTGCCAAGAACAGTACCGCCTTGCGATTGAGCGACATAAGCTCCGCCAGTAGTGTTTTTAAGATAATCACTTTGTGTAGAAACAGGCATTAAACATTCTCCGTGTTATATATGTATTTTTCCATGTGTCCTACACTTTATATATCCAAGTCCACTTCTATATACACAAATCATATTTCAATCTTATTTTTTTCTCTACATATTTTTACTGCTTTTAGTAATTTTCTTCTAGCTGTCTCCCTACTGTAGCCATTACTGCTACCTATTTCTTTCATTGTCATATTTTCTACATATCTTTGTTTTATAATATACGATACGTCTTGAGGCAACCCTTCTAATATGTCGTAGCAATTCATGCTGGATTGAGTCTTAAAACAAGGCGCGGTATCTTCTACAAATTCGCTAGAATATTCCCTTTTTTTCTTTTTAACCCTACTCCTAAGAGCAAAAGAAAGCTGTTGATACAGGTAGGAAGTAAACTTAGAACCTCTTTCGGGATCGTATTTATTTATACAGTCCCACAAAATATCCATCTTTATAGAGTCGATTTCGTCATGGTCAATGTTGTTTTTGTAAGGAAAACAAACCTTATTCATAATGTTAAGAATGTTTTTATCTTTTAAATAATTCTCAATATTTTTATCCATCTTCACTCCTAAGTATAATACCGCCAACTTCATTTTTACGTTCAATTAGACTATTTAGACCATCTAAATATATCCTGTCCATACAATCTGAAACCACATATTCAACCTTACCCTCTGTAGAAACTAAGATAGACCAATACTTATTATGTTTAAGCTGGCTTTTTACTAAGTCTACGGTTTCCTGAATGTGATCATCTGATAAAACTTCACTTTCTGTATAGATACATAACCTTTCTTCTATATCCTTTCTGATGTCGGATATGTCAAACATCTTTGCCACACCAATAAAAAAAGAATATTTTCCAAGTATCTTTAACGCCTCAATCCCTTCTACATCTTTATTTAAGGTAGTAGATATATTATTTGTTACAGGAAAGTTAGTATATCCAATCCAACAATCCCACCTATCAGAAGGTTTTAGCATAGATTCTTCTGGGTACGGGCCAATGGGAGTGTATAAGATTCTTTGCTGCTCTAATATGAAACCGGGATCTATGGGAAATTGAGACATTTGATCTACTTCATATTCTTGCTCTTCTATTTGCTGGAGAGGTTCAACTGAAGAAATGATGTCAACTTTTGCGTTCCAGCTTTCCCAAGCTATTTTTTTATGACCTAACATATCGGCCTCTAAAGTTAAAAGGTGGTTGCGTCTATTGGATTGACTACTACATTATCCCCTGACATTTCATCCACCGATTCTTTCAGTGCTTTTAGATTAGTGTACAAATTGGATATTGTATCATAGTCGGATTCTCTATCTTCTAATACACACTGAGACTTTAAATTATCCATAATTTCATTTACTAATTCACCGTCCGATAACCGGTAAAGCATCGCCCCTAGGCTCGTTACAGAGTCTTCCGTATCTCCCCAGTCGCAGGAGAAATATATATTGCCATCTTCTTCTGTGTAAATCAAAAGCTGACATACGGGATTACCCTCCGAACTGTCTAATTTCTGATCTTCCTCTTTTGAAAATTGCTCTTTCATAATTTGGCCTTAATTCAATTCCTATATCTGATAATTCTGGTAGCGTGTAAAAAGACCCCGATCTTTCTGCTTCATTTATCTGAGGTAGACATGCTATATATAATACCTCACATTCTCTATTATTCAACACTTCAAAACTAAAAAGATCCTTTTTAATCCAATTAAAATCAACACTTAAATAACAATCCCAAAGTTCTTTTAGGGTTTCGTACTCATTTTTTGTAGATATGTACTTAGATGGAAACTCGTAATCATCATCAAGATAAACCTTTAAATGAGAATCGCTTGTGATGCTTACGTTTTTATCTCTTTTCAGTATTATAAATGTTATCTTTACCTTCATTTAGATAAATTCCAAGCAAGTCCAGAGAACACTTCGCTAATTTGACGTTTTTCACTTTGTGTCAGTTGGTGGTTTTCGCTTCCTGTAATATCTGATATTAAAGAAACAACGCCTGAACCGTATCCATCGTACTTACCTTTCAAAGAATCTTTAAATAATATTTTTCCAGACTCGGTATAAATATCATTAACCTGCTGAACATCAGCGTCATATCCTAAGACTCTTTCCGAAAAGGTTTTATTGAAGATACATAGATCAAGCCTATCTTTACTATCGGTAACTAATTCAGCTACCTTTAGTGTTTTTTCTTTTATTTCCTGTGTGGGTTCTTGTATTTCTACAGCCGGACCAACCGGCTTTGGTATCAAATCAGGAATCCTTTCCTGAATTTGAGGTAGAAATAAACCGATAAGAATTATGAGTAAACCTAATACGGTTCTAGTCGTCGAGGATTTCAATTTCATCCTCCTTCTCTAAGCAGTCTTGATCTCTTTCTACAAGAAGAGGAAATAATTCATCAAGCTTTTTACAGGCATCCTGTAAACACAGCTCTTCGCAGGAATCATACAAAGACTCCCACTGAACCACGGTAGACGATAGTTTTACTTCCTTTTTTGATCTTTTGAAAGATGGAACGGAGAAATTTTTAAATAGCTCAAGAAGAGATGGCAGTGCTATAGCCGCCCCAACGCCAATAAAAATTAATTGTACTGTACTAAGTTCACCCATTTTATATTCCTATTATTTAGTTTCCCTAACTGTGTCACCAATAACCCAAGCTACAACAATTGTACAAACGCCAATAAGTTGCTCTTGGTTAAGTTCCACTCCAAAGAGTTGAGACGCTACAACCGCAACAAGGCGGACTGACGATACCCAAAACCTACGAGATTTTACCAAAGACTTTAACTTTTCCATATTTTACTCCAATTACTTTCTAAATAACCAGCCCCGCCTCTGCGGAACATAAACACTACTTTTAACTTTGCAAGAACCGCTCTCGCATTGTACTGAATTTATAGTTTTTACTTGTGAAGATGAGTGATACGGACAATCAACCATCTTACCACTTCCCGGCAAGTCTGGTCTTTCATATCGACCAGTTCCATTGCAGATACATTTATTAACATCTGGATTTGGTCCCAAAGGTTCAACATCATCGTCTGGAACAATTGTCAAAATTTTAGATTCAGCTTGTTTAAATGCTAATTCTGTACGAATCATTATAGGCTCTATATCGCTTGCTGTCAATGTTTCTTTTGGTTTACTTTGAAAAAAAATGAAAGCAGCTATAATACAACCACCTATTATCGCTTTTTGTTGTGTAGTCATTAAAATACCTCGTTAATTGTCCAGTCTATTTTTCTAGCTGGGAACCCATCTACATCGCTGAACACCCAGCCACCACCACTTGATAGCATACCTCTAGCATCTTTTTCTCTAATCCAGAAGCTACCTTCTGGTTGCCCGTGCGTCTTTGGCCCAGTGTTCCATTTGCCCCAACTGTTTTGAACTAAGAACAAAGTTTCTTTTAGCGTTTCATGTGTATCATCACAAGCAATCCAAGCCATAGCGTGATTCCAGCCACCAGATCTTTTGGCGATACCATTACTATCCCTTCTAGAAGAAAAGCCGTACCCAGAACATAGAGAAATAGCATAGCCATTAGCCAACGCATCTCTAGCTTCCTCCACTGTTCTGATGTTAGAAATAGTTTTTACTTGGTGCTTT